CCTTTGACAGGAATCCAAAGATACCCATACTTGTAATAAACATTAGAATAATAACAGCGGCACTTAGATAGGTTTTAAGCCACCAAGTAGCACGTTCCCAGTGCTTGTGTAACCACACTGCTGTGACTAATTTACCAATCTCAAGAGCACCGCCCATAATAATGATTGGTACGGCGGCGGCCGCAAAGATAGCAACAAGACCTGCAACTGAGTAGTAAATTGCAACCGCACTAATAGTAAGTGCGGTGATGAGTGTTAGTACTGCTAAGAACATAATATGTATTTATCTGTCCTTCCACTGCCAGTTATCTACAGCGTTTTGATAACAGCCTGTTCTGCTGAATGTATTAGTCACACCGTACTTAGTAACTTGGATGTGAATCTGACGACAGTAACCGCTACCTGTGGGATACGTAATAGCAGGAACTGCTACACCATTTGCACGACCACGATACCAAACCACAGGCTCGCCGTTCTCTGCCGCCATGAGTGCATGCATAACACTAGAATGATATGCACTTAATTCCTCATCGTTTAAACGTTTGAAAAATCCAAATACTACATTGCCTAATCGGTTTGTAAAGTCTCCACCTCTATATTGATAGAACCGTGGATCGTCAACACCGCTAGCATGTACAGGATTAGTAGCCAGAAGTATTAATAATTTCCCAACTGCCATCCAGGCGCTGACACGAAATACCTTTGCGTTGAACAAGTTGACCTCCCATGCTCATCCAATATGTAAATTCACCACAGTTTGCTGACATTCCTAGCCTACGGTGTGTTACACGCTGTACTTGATTGTCAGTACATTCTACCCTAGTTTTACTAGTCACAGTTTCGTTATTTTCTGTAACAATAGTTTCACTGGTGTAACAGTACTGTGGTGTATGATCTACAACTTGCTGAGTAGAACACCCAGCAAGTGTAGCGACAGCAATACTACTGAGCACTAGCGGCTTTAGCATCTTTGGCCTCTTGCAATAGTCCGTTGAAGATATCCAGTGGCATTTTAATACGCACATATGTGTGTACACGCCCTGTTGCACTTAACTCGTAAGCATGACGCTTGACTTCTAAATGCTCGCGAATTGCAGTCTTGCTTACAGCATGCTCAACAAAAGTCCGTGTATTACGGTTTTCGTTAGTGTTATTGCCTGTAAGTTCAACAGTGGTAGTAGAATTCACTTCGCCGTTAATACGCTCTGCAAATGCCTTTACAGCAAATGCATACGCTTGTGCTTCTGAAGCTTGCTCGTACTTGCTTTCGCCCATACCACATGCATACGCATAGTCTTTACGGTTAAAGAAGATAAAACCTTCTGTGCCAATCTGTTCGCAGTCTACATACCAATTAGGATGAGCTTTAGTTTCACGAACTGAAATCTCTTGCATACCAGAACAGCCTGCAAGTGTAATAGTAGCGCCAAGCGCCAATGCCTTAAGTGTGCCTTTCATTGTATTAGTCCTCAGTTATCTAACAATGTACATATAGTATAAGTGATTATACTCATTCTGTCAATCAATTATTTTCACATAATTTAATTGAGTGGTTCCGTCCCCACGACGAGCTTTGACCTTGCCTTTGACGGAATAGGGCATTCCGTTCTCTAGACTTTCGCGATACCAAAAGTCCATGATCTTGTTTTCTGTGCGAGCCGTGATGCGGAACTTGCCATAGTAAACTGAATAGCGACAGGCTTCTACAATGATCTCTCCACGGAAGTTATCCGTGTCAATTACTGTGGACGCTCGCTTCTTCTGCTCAATCTCACGCTTCTCTTGATCCACACGATAAACTTTAGGAAGGCAGGCAACAATACTGCATTCGTATTGTGATCTGTATGAGATTTCATCACTGGATATAACTGTTAACACAGTTTGCTGGAAGTCGTTGAGTTTGCCCGCAAGTTCTAGCATTACATAGCCACGGAAGTGTGTGAGCATTTCTTTAGCGAAGGTGCGATCAGCGTCAGTGACTGTGAGTTGATCGACACCAAGACAGTGATCCATTACCATATACTTGTTTGCTCTGCGTATAACGTTATATCCGTTGACGTCGCCAAACTCAGCATGTTTGACATAACCGTCATTGATACGATCAGCGGCGATTGCTACAGCTAATGCTTCTAGTGTTGGAAAAGTTTGTGTCATTGGTCGCTCCTAAACTTCACTATATGTATAGTATAGGATCTTTTTACAGAGTTGTCAACCAAAAAGAAAGGGGAGCACCCTACTGAGCGGGCCTCCCCCGGGCTTTCGCTATGGCAGGTTAGGATTCCATAGCGGAAAGTACATATTTGCCAAATCGCTGATGAAACTCATCAAAGCTCTTCATCTTAGTTGCGTCTAGTGGCAAATCGTAGTTTGTCAGTGCTGTTTTTGCACCCATTACTACTAATTCAGTTGGAAAGTTATCCATCATATAGCGGAAGAAGCGATCAGTTTGCTCGTTCCAGTTTTTAGCACCTTTCTCTGCACGATCTTTAAGCTCGTAGCACAGCGATACTGTGAGCGAGTACATCGCAGAAACTTCTTTGACTTTGAGATCTTTAACCTTGCCATCGAGAATGTCTTCTGCGTTAGGCAACTTGCCAGCGATCTTGCGATGAGCCATAAACTTTACAGCAAGCCCGTCGCCGATAGCACCAGAAACTAGATTTGTCAATGTTTCTGTATCAATGTCTGTATCTTGCAGGAGATCACTTACAAAGCTCCACGAACGCGGTGTCGCAAAACTCTTGCTTGAGCTCTTAGGATCAAAGTCATACAAGTCCTGCTTGGCGAAGCCAACATAACCTACAACTTCAGGATGCAGTTTATTCAGTGTAGCCCAGTCCTGCCAATCGTCGAAGTCTACCTTCATCTCCAAGTGGATGAAGCGGTTAGCTAACGGTGCTGGCATGCGGAATGTAACGCCTTTATCGCCATCGCGGTTACCAGCGGCAACAATATCAACACCATCAGGTAGTTTGTAAGTACCAACACGGCGGTTAAGGATAAGCTGATATGCTGCCGCTTGCACCGCAGGTGGAGCACTGTTAAGTTCATCAAGGAAAATAATAGCAGTTGATGCAGGGTCTGTAGGCAATTCCGCAGGTGGTGCCCAAGTCATTGTGTTTGCATTGCTATCAAAGTAAGGAATGCCTTTGATATCTGTAGGTTCCCACAGTGCAAGGCGAACGTCAATTACTTCGCGATCAGTGTCGCTACCAATTTCTGCAACAAGTTCTGATTTACCAATGCCTGGAGGCCCCCAAAGGAACGCTGGACGGCGAACTGCAATTGCTTTGCTAATAGCTCGCTTTGCGGCTTTAGGACCCATTTGTCTTACGCTTGAATCTGACATATTTCTAACCTCTTTTCTTTATCTCAGTTTTAATAGTATAATTTCTTGTAGTCGTGATGTCAACCACTTTATGCGGCTTTTGCTTCAACATCACGCTCGTAGATAACAGTTTGACCAAACGGTGCTTCTGCTCGCTCATTGCCTTTCACAATAAACAGTGTATCACAATAATCAGGATCTCCCCACTCACCCCACGGATATCCGTCAGTGAACATGATCAGTTTCTTAGGCTCAATACCGTTTGCTTTCATGTACTCCCAATTCACCATGAATTCAGTACCGCCACCGCCTACTGGCTCGTAGTTAAGGATGCCATCTCCATCATCGTGTGTGAATGTTTCATGTGCATATATCTCTGTATCAAAGCACCAAATATCAATCTTGTAGTCTTCATACTGTTCAATAATACCCAACACTTCGCTGAGGAACACCTTAGCATCTGCATCGCTGATACTGCCTGACATGTCAACTGCAATTGCAACGTCGATAGTCTCATCGTTTTTCATGCCGGGCAAGATTGCCCCTGACTGCCAACCCTTGCGACTAGGACGACTGAAACTGTAGTCGTTGCGAATAATGCTTTGAATATTCATACGCAACACTTCACGCCAGTTCATCTTAGGCTCTGTGAGATCCTTAATCATACGCTGAATCTGTCCAGGCACTTTACCAGCACCTGCGGCAGACGCTGATTGGATCATTGCTTCTTTGAGTTCATCACGGATTTTTTGTGCTTCTTCTTTGCTTATGGAAGGACGCTTGCCTTTGCTTCCTTCTCCGTCACTGCCTTTGTCACCGCTACCACCGTCACCATCGATGTCGCCTTCTTTGAGATGTTCGTCAAGCACATCTCCTAGTTGCTCAAGCAGATCTTCCATTGAGATCTTTTCAGCTTGTTCGTATAACAGGTCGTAGATTTCTTCCCATGCCATGCCGCGATACTTTGGATCGTAGCAAATCTGTACTTCGGTAATCTTTTCACCAATCTTCTCATCAACTAAAATTTGATTCACAGCATAGTCTTGTGCGATGTTGCTTAATTTAAAATCACGTGAACCAACACGACTGATGTGATCAAAGATTGCGTGGCAGATTTCGTGACCAAACAGGAACTCCAGCTTTTTAGTGCTAAGTCCGTCTACGAAATCTCTGTTGTAGTAAAACCCACGACCATCTGTTGCGGCTGTAGGACACCAATCTGAAGCATCAATCAGCGGCATGCGTGTCGCCATATTGCCAAAGAAAGGTGCTTTAAGTAGTAAGCCTACACGAGCAGTAGTAAGCTTTTCGATAATCGGATCTGACATAATTACTCTCCTAACCTATGTATATAGTGTAAGCTCAACGAGCAGTTTTGTCAAGTGATTTATTCTGCTCTGTAAAAGATGTGAGCACCGATGCGACCTATAGTACGGAACCTTTTGTTCCAGCTTGGGTCCACATAGGTTGCGTGATAGTGTGTGGCACCTTCTGTAATTCCTCGATGCATGTCACGATGCATGATTTGATATGCCACAGTCTGTGCTTTACGCCATGAATCTTCTTCAGTGATGTCGTCAGGTTTTCCGTCACAGTACCATGAGAACTGACATTTGTGTTTGACTGGTACAATCTTGCCGTGCTCTTTTAACCACCATTGACTTATTTTACCTTCAGTGACTACAGCACATACACTGTCAGGCCAACGACGATCACGCATACGATTAAGTGTGACATCCGCTACGGCAAACTGCCCAGCTAGATTATCTGATCGTGCTTCGTGGTAGATGTTGATAGCCATACAGTATTCTTCAGGATGGCTTTCTCTAGTATATAATTCTCCTCGAGGAGCGTTAATTGTGTCTCCTAAAATTTCTGTGCTTGAAAAAGACACAGTAGTTGCTAACAATAGTGATATTGCCGCTGTAAGTTTCATTATTCGCTCCATCAATTATTTAAAGGTTAATCTTTTGTAATAAACTTGGTGTTTATCCGCGACGCATTTTTGCGATGCTTTCTGCTTCTTCTTGATTGATTACAGGAACCGCATTGCTCTTGTGCATTGTGGCAATCCCCCTAATCAATGTGCCTGTGTATTCTTTCTTAGGTTGTGCAAGTGCATTACCTGTGCTTAGTTCGCCGCTCGGGATGTGTGCTCCGCTGTCTCTGCGGTAACCTTTAGGTTGCCAATCGAATGTTTTTACTTCTGGTGCTGTCTGATACTGCACAGGCTTGCGGCGTTCTGTTTCGCCATGCACCCAAGCAACGTATTGATCGATATCCATACAGAGGTTGTGTTGATGTGCCTGCTTCATTCGCTTGTTGTAATCGCGAAGTTCTGCTTGATACTTTTTTAGTTGTGTTTTTGTAAGTTTGTGTTTCTTGGGTTTGCTTGTCTTAAGAGTCGAAAGCCCTTGTGCCAAATGCATTGTCATAAAAACGCTCCGTTTCAACTACACTTTATATAATAGTATAGTCTCAGGAGCGTGTTGTCAACCATTATTTACCCAGTAAATTGTATACAATTTAAACGATATTTCAACCGAGACTTTTAATGAAGTCAAATTTATTTACTGATTTTAAGTATTCAATTACCTGTTTAGGATCTGTTTCGCCGTATGGGTCGTCATCTTCGCCACAGTCATTTATGCCTGGCTCTTCAAACCATTTTTCAACTACGCCGTCTGTGATCACAGCCGCATAACGCCATGAACGGTTACCAAAGCCCACGTGATTCTTACAGACCAGCATACCCATACGCTGTGTGAACTCGCCATTGCCGTCTGGAATGAACTGAATGTTTTTAATGTCTTGGTCGATCATCCATTTACGCATTACGAAAGTGTCGTTCACTGAAACAACGTATACTTCGTCCACACCAAGATCTTTTATTTGATCGTAGAGTTCTTCAAAACCCGGAACTTGGTAGGTAGAGCATGTTGGCGTAAATGCTCCTGGCAGTGAAAATACAACTACTCGCTTGTCTTTGAAAATGTCATTGCAGGTAACATCTTTCCAAGTAAAAGGATTATCGCCGCCGTTTGTAGTATCTACAAATGTAATGGGTTTGCCATCTGTTCTGACACGATATTTAAAGGTTGTGTCTGGTACCTTAATGCCTTCTTTCATGTGTGTGTTTCTCCTTGAAAAGTGGACATCCCTGTCCACTATATATTATGCGTTTTCTTCGTTGTATGCATCCAAAGTCTTCTTGAACTTGTTGGCATGAGAACGCTCTGCTTTGGCTAATGTTTCAAACCAATCAGCAATCTCATCATGGCCTTCTTCACGAGCTGTCTTTGCCATTCCCGGGTACATATCTGTGTATTCATGTGTCTCGCCAGCAATAGCACTTTCAAGAGCTTCTTGAACATTACCTGCCGCTAGGCCAGTTTCTGGATCACCTGAACCACCTTGGATTAGATACTCCATATGACCGTGTGCGTGGCCAGTTTCACCTTCTGCTGTGTTACGGAATACATTGGCTACTTCCGGAGCACCTTCAATGTCCGCCATGTTTGCGAAGTAGAGATAACGGCGGTTGGCTTTTGACTCGCCTGCGAAAGCATCTTTCAATGCTTGTTCTGTTTTAGAACCTTTTAGACTCATAGTTTTCTCCTTTTGTTGTAAACTATTAAACTATTGTAGTAGATATTTACTATTAATGCAACCGCAAATATTGCAAAAATCTATGTTATTTTTCTATAGGTGTGTTAGTTAAAATCTATTAACTGCGTATAAAAAGAAAGCACCCGAAGGTGCTTCCGGCTATTTGGTAACAAGGTGGCCACCCCCGTAGCGATCAAGCCGCTAGTGCAAAGTTTTGATTTGCAGTTATTTTAGTTTGCTTCTACGACCGGGTATACTCCCAATCCTACGGCTTTCACATTGCCGGTAACTCCACTCGCCTAATTGCATCGCCGTCGAATCCTTGATCTGCCCCATCATAGATACACCACGTTCTTCTCCTACTATTTCAGCTTTCGCTCTACTGTTTCGGAGTTGTAGATGTATCTATGGTGGAGCAGCCGGGAGTCGAACCCGGGTCCGTCAACCTTTCAGTCTGCTTCATCGTTACAGTATTATTTAACTATCTTTATCGCTGTCTGTCAAGTCTTGAAATACAACTTCTTCTATCCAATTGTATGTTGCAAGTCTTTCTTGTTCTCTTTCTAACTGTTTGAGAGTAAGTTTTTGTTCGTATCCGTGTTCAAATCCGTGTTTCCACTTTATATCTACACGGTACTTTCTAGGGAGTGCTTCAAAGGTTCTGTCGTTCATTTATATGTCACGTGTTTTGTTTCTTTTGTTTTAGGATTATAATAACACTTGTACCAAGGATTAATTGCTACCAAAAACCAATCTTGAGGATTGTCACACTGTTGACAACATTCAGGAGTTCCGCACTTGTCATGCTCTATTGGATCGAACTGTTCTACACTCATGCTGTGATCTCCTTGTCAACTTTTTCTGTTTGCTCTAGTCGGTCAGGGCGAACGGGTTCTAGCCAGGTGTCAGGAATATATGCCTTAGGCGTATCTCCCATCATGTTTGATAGGCCACGATCAGCAGATATCCACCAATAGTGATCAGTAACAGCACACTGGCAAGGAACTCCTCTAAAGTCAAAAGTCTCCCCCACTTTAAAATGTCCTATATAATTGTCAACATGAACTACCTTGCCAATATTCTCTGGTCGAATACTGTAAATGATTTTTGCTAGATCGCCCTGTTCACACTTCAATATCTTTTTCCTTAGCGAGTAATTTTGTGTGCAGTAAAAAATTTTCCACTGTGAGTTTAGTTAGTGTTGACAGTAAAATAATCTTGTCTTCTTCTGTGTATTCTTCTTTGTCAAACTGTTCTAGAATACTAGTGCCGATCATTTTAAATGCTTCTTGCTTGCCAACACTCAATCTGCCAAAGTCAATCGGATCTGCATCTTCTACTTCCATTGCAATATCAATTAATAAATCTAAATCAATCTTTCTCATTTTATCCATCCGATCTTTTCTCCTTTTTCTTTTCTACTATTGTATTCTTCTAAACTGCCGGGGAATCGCCATGCCCATAGTGCTACCAGTAACATAAATGTTCCTGACCATATTACAGCATTAATATTATAAGTGGTAAACCAAAGGAAAGCAAGTGAACTTGACATTACCAAAATCATAGCATACTTGCCTCGAGTTGGGAATACCTGCTTCTGTGTCCAGTTAGTTAAGAACTCTCCGAACCACGGATGATTGTAAATCCAGGCATGCAGTTTATCATTGCTTTTGGCAAACGCCCAAGCCGCAATAACCAAGAATATACTGAACGGAATACCCGGAACTACAAAACCTATATAAGCCATGCCCACACAGAATAGTCCTAGAGTCATGTATAGATATTTTTTAATTAACGAAGACATCGCCGCTTCCGGATGACGGATGTCCACAGGTTGCTTGATCACCTGCACGACAGGTTGGGATAAAGTTAGTAATAACATTTGGCGATCCTTCCGCCATGACAGGTGCGGCATGTTCACCGACGCCGTGCCCTTGTACTTTATCTCCAATTCTTGCAACAGGTTTATTGTTAGCAAAAACATTAGGAGATCCTTCGATTATCTCGCCGCCTGCTACATCTTGCCCTGAGTCTCTTGCTATTCCTGGCATACTATTTTCCTTTTAATTGTTACGAACTTAGAGGATAATATTGATCTAACAATGCTAATTCACCATATACTCTTACCGGTACAGTTTCATTGTTGAATTCAAGTTCTTCTGCTTCTAAGTCTCTAATTCGTATCGTTTCAGTAACGTCTCTAAACGGTTTAGTTTTGTCTATATTCCAACTTTGAAGTTCTCCGTTTGAATCAAGTCTTCTACTATATTTTGGTTTTTCTATAGTGATTGGCACAGCATCAGATTCGCCGTTTAGTTTGCGTTTGCTTTGTGCGATGAGAGCCTTTAAATTATTCATAGCGTTATCTAGATCAGTATTAGCATCTTGTGCAGCTAATAAAGTCTCTAGTAATCCTTTAGATTGTGTAAAAGCTGCCTCGGCTGTTGTTGCAACTAACCCTATAGCAACCTTGGCTTTTTCTATAATTTCTTGAGGAATTAAAGTTGTGGGATCAAAAGGAAGCGGAGTATTGGCATCTGCGTCTCCGGGAGGTTCCGGATCAGCTGTTTCCGGAAACTTGTTTTCTAATTGATCTTTATCGCCCCAAACACGGAGCTGATAAGGAATCCTACCCCAATTGCCATCGACGTCGCCCCACCTATGTTTAGTAACTACCTTTGCTACATTAGGCGGATTTTTATCTATATCAAAATTATAAATATTTCCGTCTTTGCCTAGTCTACGATCTTCAATCATTATGACCCCTCAGGATAAAATTTATCTAACAATGCCTGATCGCCATATACTCTAACCGGAATAGTTTCTTTAGTAAACACCAGTTCTTCTGCTTCTAAGTCTCTTACTCGAACTGTTTCAATTACATCTCTGAATGGTTTAGTTTTGTCTATATTAAATGAAACTAATTCTCCATTTGCTTTCAACCCTCTAGACACGTCAGGAGATCCATCTCCTCCAAAATTAGAACCCAGTGTTCCGAATCTTTCTAACATTTTGGCATTATCTTGATAATACATTCTGGTAAGTTTACCTTGGTATTGAATATCTGCATATTGTAAAGTTTTGTCAATATTAATATTTACTACTTTACCTGATCTATCTAACATTCTACTTTGTTGTGGAATTGTACTTTGTATTACTGCTCCCAAAATTCCTGCCAATCCCGGAGGACCTACATTTAAATTTGCAAGCGCATCTGCTACAGTATTACACCCTCCTGCTTTTGCAGGAGATATTAGTTCAGGAACTGCTGCGCCGGCGGCTAATATTGCCTCACCGCTGGTATCAACATTTGTTTTTATGTTTTCGCCAACATCGGCTTTTCTCTCACCTACAGCTTCGTTTAATCCGTTAGTAGCAGTTTCGAGAAGATCAACAACCTCGTCTGTAGCTATCTCAAGTGAAAACGCAAGATCTGTAAAACCTGCATTTACCAGTTGAGTCTGCAGATCTGATGCTTCTGCAATTAAACTTTCTGCTTCTGAAACTGCTGCTGTAGTTTTTGAAGTTGTTTCTGCAACAACGCCGGCAGTTTCTGCAGTAGTAGCTAATACCTCTCCGGTCTTTTCTTCAGCGCCAGCGGCTGCTATTTGCATATCAGAATCAAAACCGCCCAATGTTCCCATAATAGCACAAGCATCAGTAGCATTTTGAATTGCTTGATCACTTGCTTCTGTGAGATTCGCAGCATTGGTATTAACTTCTGGATCTATAATTTCTTCAGAAGCAAATTTCCTATCGAATTGGCTTTGAGCTGTACGACCAATAATAGTTCCGTCTTTACGAGGATCAATAATAAATCTAGTAATCTTTCCAAAATGTAATGCGTATGCAATCGAAAAGGTGCCATATTCGTCATCTTCATATACTAAGTTCCAATTGTTTATTTGACCCGTTGCATCTATTCTTCGATCAACACTATTTTTAAGTCCAGAGTCCGCATCTAAATAGTCTTGTTCGGTTCTAACTTTTGACATTTATGTGCTCGTTAAACTGCTAAACCTGTTGTGCTTTGAATATATTGACTGGCCATATCCTTCTCTGTTTTGGCAATAACCAAAACATTGCTGGCCTTTAGTTTTAAATCAGATTCTTGACTAACTGTAAACATAAATGGAGCAAGCCCCAACCCTTGTTGTGTAGCCGCTACCATTAATGGTTTTGAAACTTTTACGTGGGTTTCAGTTTCATCTTCTAATTTTGCAATTACTTCTTCCCCGGAGTTAAGTTTCATTGAAATAACATCACCATTTTTATATGGAGTTTCGATTAGCATTATATTTTTCCTTCTGTTGAGCCTGTTGTATTCTCTTGTAAATAGTTATCTAAATCTGTGTGACCGCCAATATATTTTCCGTATAGAAAAATTTGTGGCACTGATCTAGCAGTTGGCACTGACTCTAGTAACTGTTCTTTTGTCCAACCTTCTCCAATTTTACGCTCTTCGTAACTAATATCATGCTGTCTTAACATAGCTTTTGCTTGATCGCAATGAGGACAGTTTTCTTTACTCCATACAATATTTTTCATCGATTATCCTGTGTAAACTACTCCACCCTTCTTGTCTGAGACACGCACCATTACTGCCCCAGCATTCTTTTTACGAATAGCGGCACTAATGGCTTGTGTTTCACTAGAATACGATCCTACAGTACTCCAGGTTTCGAAAGGTGAATTCTTTTTAAATTGTGTCTTAAACATACATTATATACTAGGCAACGCATCGTAGTCAAGATTGTCGCCCATAACTCCTATCACATAGTTAGTGCTTTCATTTTCCTGCAAAGCGGTTTGTTTTGAGCTTGTATCGCTATGCTTATTAAACCACGGAATTGGAGTGGTTTTTGGTGCACTTTCAGTGTATTTAATGCCGATATCTTTCAAACTCTCTCGTGCAGTGTAGTCTACGAAATTTTTAAGAATATCAGCATTTAGCCCAATCACCGGACCCTTCTGAAACAAATAATCTGCCCACTCTTTTTCTTCTCGAATTACGTCCATGTACATAGCATATACCTGTTCAGCACAGTCTTCTTTTGCACGAGCAAAACGTTCATCTTCTTTTACAACTTGATTGATAATGTAAGCCGTCCATCCTTTATGCAGTAGTTCGTCTTGTAAGATAAGGCTGATAATATTACCGTTGCCAATAAAGATTTTATTCTCAACCATAGCAAGGCTTGTAGCAAAGCTCACCATGAAGCGAAGTGCTTCAAGAGCATAGCTTGCGTTCAATGCTAGCCAAATAGCCTTAATATGATCATATTCATCTACAGGTTCTCCTAATTCAATTTTGCAATTTAATTGATGCAAACGATCATATTCTACACCAACACTCGAAGCCATATCAATAATTTCATCCGTAGTGTGAATTGAGTTAAACACCTCCTTAGGTACGTTGTAAATATTACGAATGATATGGCTATATGAACGGCTGTGAATATTTGTTTCGAAGAATCCCCAGTTTAGGCATAATGCTTCTAGCTCAGGCAGACTTACCACAGGCGTAAACACCTGAGTAGGGCCGCGACCCTGTAAACTGTCTAGTGCAGTTTGACGGAGAAGATTAGAAGTAAAAATATGTTTTACAGCATCACTAGAATCTTTAAAGTCGCCAGCGTCTTTTGTGAGACTCACTTCTTCTGGCACCCAAAAGAATCCACGAGCCGTGGTTTCGAAACTTTGAATTTTAGGATATTTTACTTCTTCAAAACGCTGAATAGTAACCGGACCCGCAGGATCCAAAAACATTTTACGCTGTAGGTAATCTGTATTTTTTGTTAAATCGTAACTCTTACTCATGATAGCTCCCTATAATTTACATGCTTCGCAGTCGTCTTCGAAATCAGTTTCGTGGAAACCATTGACCTGCGTTTGTGGTAGTTCTGTACCAATAAACTGTGCTGTAGGTTCTTTGCCCTTAGCTCCAGCTTTGTTAATTAGACTGTAGTAGAATGTTTTCAATCCCCAATAGTGTGCTTGCATCAAGTTCTTAGCAATTAATGTGCTGGGTACTTTCCCGTTTTCAAAATATGCAGGATTATAAAATGTGTTGGTGCTGATACTTTGATCAACATAGGCCGCTAACACAGCGGCAGTTTTTAGGTATCCACTGCAATCTTGTTGTTCCCACATCATTTGATATTTTTTCTTTAATTTTTGATATTCTGGAACAACCTGTGTAAAAGATCCTGCCTTGCTTTCTTTGGTTGAAATAAGAGCCATTGGCATTTCAATACCATTGGTACTGTTAATTACAACAGAACTAGATTCCACAGGAGCAATGGCCATTAATGTTGCATTGTGAATACCATACTGTTTCATATCTGTTCTTAAAGTTTCCCAATCAAGTTCAGGGGAAAAATCTGCAAGATCATTAACTCCGTTAGCTCTGCGTTCCCATGGGAACACTCCACGACCATACCAAGTCTTGTCACTGTCTTTACAAGAACCACGCTCTTTGGCAAGTTCAACACTGGCTTCTGTAAGGAAGAATGCTTGATGCTCCATCCATGCCTTAACTTCTTCTAGTGAGTCTTGTTCTCCATACTTTAATCCACGCTTGGCATGCCAGTAGGCAAGATTAGTAACACCGATGCCTAGAGGACGGATTTCGTCATTGCTCAATTTACTCTGAATTGATAGGAAGTCTTGGTAGTCTAAGATATTACATAAACTACGCTGTAAGATTCTACAAGCTCTACGCATGTCTTCTGGATTTCTAAAACTTCCCCAGTTGATTGATCCTAAGGTACACAAAGCGATACGGCCTTCTTCATCATCTAAACGCTTAAATGGCTTGGTAGGTAGTAGAATTTCACAACATAGATTGCTTTGGTAAATTGTGTGATACTCAGGATCAAACGGTCCTTGGTTCATTACATTATCAACGAACACAAGATAGATACGACCAGTATCAGTACGCTCTTTTAAGATTCCTGAACGGAATACTTCGTCAGCACTGATTGTTTTCTTTCTAATGTCTGTACGCTTTTCATACTTCTCATACAGTCTTTCAAACTCTTCTGTGTTAGAATAAAATGCTTCATATAGTTCAGGCACTTCGTTAGGATCAAAGAAAGTAATATCTCCTTGATTCTTAAATCGTCTCCAGAAAAACGCATTCAGCACAACACCATAGTCCATATGACGCACACGAGTTTCATCTGTGCCCTGATTGTTTTTAAGAACAATGAGATCATCAAACTGGTAATGCCAAATAGGATAGAACACTGTGGCACTGGCATTACGAATACCTCCTTGGCTACAACTGCGAAGATCACCAAACCACTTCTTAAGGAATGGAATCATACCCGTATGCATGATTTCACCGCCTCGGATAGGAGCACCTAGTGGGCGAAGCCTACCAATTTCAAAACCAATACCTGCTCTCTTTGATGCATACTTGGCCATCATTTCGCCACTGGCAAAAATACTGTCAAGATCGTCGTCTGAACGAATAAGAACACAACTGCTAAACTGTTTTGTTTTAGTGCCAAGACCAGCAAGCACAGGAGTAGCAAGGGTAAACAACCCGTCAGAGGCACAGTTATAATACTCTTTGATCAGTTTCATTCTTGTGCGATTAGGTTCTTCATGATGCATAACGGTTGCGGCTGCAATCATATATCTAATTTGAGGCGTTTCGTAGATAGTTTTAGTGCTTCTGTTTTTAACAAGATATTTTTCAATCATTTGTTCAATTGCAGAATAGGAATAGTTCTCATCTTTTTCGTGGTCGATGATTGTGTTCATACGATCCCAGTCGTCTTCCGTATACCACTCGAGCAATTCGGGAGTATATAACCCAACTTCAATATTTTTCTTAACTATTTCATATAGATGCGGAGGATCGTAACTACCATATACATTTTTACGCAACATTGATAATCGTTGTTTACCTGCTACATACTGATAATTTACATGACCAATGTCTGGATTGCTTTCTACATTAATGAGATCTACAATAGCTCGAAGTGTTATATTATCAATTTCTTCTGTTGTGATTTTATCATAGAAGTGAGGCTGTGCATTAATTTCGATCATGCTTTGACTAACGTCAGCTATTCCGGAACATACTTTTGCAACCTGTGCCTGCCACTTCTCTACGGCGAGTGGCTCTCTGGTACCGCTTCTCTTAATTACTGTTATATTCGTCATTTACGCCTCTGTTTATGGATTGATATTTATATGGAATCGGTGAGAGACCATATCAGGTACGAGTCAATTTTATCAAGTGACTGACGACTCGCTACCTGGCCATGTTCTAGATTGAACACAGTTGTGTCGTTGACGACAAGGTAGTATCTTGATGTTTTCTTATCACTTGTAGATTTATATATCTCGACTTTCGCATCGGAAAAACGCTGTGTTAATTTCAAAGTGTAACACATTCCTAATGCTATTGCAAGATTGTCTAGTCGATCATCTAATATTAAATGCCAAGGGTCTGGCCAACTATCTGGATAATATGGGTCTAAATAGTTGTTTACAAACGGAGCCTGACCCCAAAGCTGTGCAACTAATTCGAATGGTTTCTCGTGAGTTTCCAATGTGTCTCGGAAACTGCGCCACGACTCTAACCTTTGTGTGCCGTATAAATCAAACACCGTAAGTTACATCAAATGATATTGTTCCTGTGGATCCTGTTGCAAGAGGATTTCGATATGATAGTGCAATAGTTTCTACTGTACTATCTGCTAGATTATTTTTAAGTTCTGCAGAAAATTCAAAGTTAGTCATTAAAGCGCCAGCCGCATCGGTTGCAGAAGTGCTGGCATATGTAAAGCTGTCTGTGAGAGAGACTTCTGTGCCTGCACTGTTAACCATTAAAGTTAAATTTCCCGATCTAAATTCAGTACCTAATCTTAGTTGGTAGTTTATTGTTGTATGCTTGTTTTCGGCAGATAACAATGCAAATGTACTAGAACTATCTGTTAAAAATATATCTGCATAATTTCTTTCAACAAAACTAATCTTGTCGCCATTTAATACTTCTGTCAAAAATACTTTGGTATCGTCTGCACCAACACCCGCTTGCTGTTGTCTGTTACTGCTACAATCAACTACAACGTTATCTCTGTATTGGCCAAATATTATGATACTGCTTGCAGGGGTATCTGCGGTATTAGTGCCGTTGCCGCAATTCTGAAAACGACATCTCTGTATCTTTGTTCCAATGCCAGCTGTTGATCTAAAAACCTGTCCTGCAATTTCTTCAAAGTCGCAGTCAGTGATTTGCCAATATGTTCCTTGATTAGTTACTCCGTTGATATAGATTGCTGTATCGGATTGGAAGAATTTACAGTTGTCAAATACATTTCTAGTGTCAAATAACTCTGTCTGGGTGCATTTTACACTCACGCTGTTATTTTCAAACAGGCAGTTGACAAGAGTGTTATTTGTAGATCTAGTACCAACTAGAGTATTTGTCCAAAACACAGCCGCTGGCTCTGTAACAATATTAGATACTGCTGTACCTAAAATATAGTTGCCAAGAAATTTTACATTGTCGAGTTTACTGTCGGCAATACCAGTCAATACAACTTGTCCTGTAGTTCTCTGGATGGTTAAATCTAAGATGTTTATATCAACAGGTCTATTAGAACTAGTAAAACTAAGAGAATTTAATCCAGTACTTGTGACAAATGTTATGTCATTGGCGCCAATGTTAAGTTTAACATTGTCTCTAGTTTCGCCGCGAATAATAGCATTGCTAGGAATTTCTAAATCGTCGGTGAACAGGTACTCGCCATTAGGGATGTACAATACTTTCTTATAACGATCATTGGTATTTCTAAATAGTTGTGTAAATGCAGTTTCAAAAGCTGTGACATTGTCTGTACTACCGTCTGGATTAGCACCAAAGTCTAATACACTTACTTGTATTTCGTCTATCTTATCTTGTAAAGAACGGCTTACACTGCCTACAATACCAGGATCATCGCTGGCGAAACTATAACTACTAGCTAGTTCAATAATATTATCATTTTCAGTTAGTATCTTTGTGTTGCCAACTTGAGGAGCACCTTCTGCGACACTGCCGTTGCCAATGTATAATTCTTGTGTGTCTACTGCCCATGCTAGTTCTGCTGAACTTAATTGAGGAACACCTGTGCTAGAGTTTTTTAATCCTCTGCGAATTTGTATTTTCGAGATCTGAACAACTGCCACTCGGCTTACTCCTGATTGATTATGTATAGTATTTATCAGGCTAGGCCGTAATACTGTTCCACTCTAGCAAGCCACAGGTCGTGATACTTGTTAAAGTTATCCGGTGTTATATCAAACTGCTGATATTCAAAGTTTCTAGAACACATAAAGATATGCCCGTGTTTGATATCAGTGCCGTATACTTCGTTGTGAGCGAGAGTGTATGCCATTAACTGTAGATAATAATCCTCAACCCATTCTTCTTTCTTGGGCTTATTGGTTTGCTTGTAATCGCATACCGCAGGATTACCTTTATAAACGGCAATGAGATCAGCTGTTCCTGAATACAATCCGGGGAAGTATAAACTCTGTTCCATTGCCCATACTTCATTGATATCTGTAATTGCATTTTCAATAATCTGATCAGCCATAGCATTTGCTTGAACATGAACAGGATTATTGCCAGGCTGTCGTTGTTCGCCCACAATAAAACGCTCTAGGTTGCTGTGCATAGCTGTACCAACGCCGGCGGCTTCTGTGGTTATCTGCTGTGCTTTCGCTTCACCGACACGTTTGCGCCACTCAAAAAGATGTGTTTTGTCTTTGGTTTTATCCAGGATGGTTGTAACACTAGGCAGTTTTTCGCCATCGGGTGTTTGATATACACGCTTGCGGGTTACTGGATCATTGATCTGTTTGCATCCAACATAGTCAAATTTTTCAACAAACGGCGGGGCAGTAAAAGACTTATTTTCATTAATCATAATATTAACCTGTTAATTGGTGCTTTTCCGAGATGCCACACATCATGGAAGTCTCCGTGAGCAAACACGTTGTATGCTAAACAGTATCTTTTACCTGTTTTGGAAGTCATTGGTGTAGTTCCATGTTCTAAATACGACGGAAAAAGAACTGTGGTTCCAGTAACTGGCTTTGCATTCCATTGTTTGGTATTATATAAGTTCCATTGTTTATATTTTGGTTTTAAGAATCCAAACATGCTATAGGATTGAGGAGCATATATCTCAAATAGGCTTTCGTCATCATCTGGAATATCTATATAAAGTGTTCCTGATAATAAACTGTTATCGTGGTTATGGGGAGGGGCCCAATCCCCCTCCCCATGTATTGTTACCCAGGAATTAGTAATATAAAAGTTAAAATTTTCATCTATTTGTAAAATGTCATGTGCATAATTTTGAATAACATGAGTAAGTTTATTTTTTAGATCATTCATAGCAGGATGAGATAGGACAAGTGTATCCTCAGATAACCATCCTACGCTTGATAACATTTCATAATATTCCAAGCTTTTCACATGATTTGCTACTTCATCTGTAATATGAATATCTGTAACACACACTGGATTAGAAAACAGTGGTAATATATCTATATTGTTTTTATCAGTCATACAGTATATATTACTATCGTTCTAGACTTTTGTCAAGTGTGGTTTTGTGATGCTAATAAATTACCCCAGGGATGCATCTTTTCCATTGGTAACGTAACGGTGAAGTTATGCTGTCCAATTTCAGGGACGCCCGCTATCTTTTCACCCGCAACCCAACATCCGCTAGGAGATGAAGTTCTTCCATTATAAGGTTCTCCTTTCATATGGCAACTATTGTCAACACTGATAACCACAATCCTAAAGATACTGCTTATCTGTTGTAACCAAGCAGTGTGCCAATCCCAATTAATCTGATCAATCAACACACCATTGCCGCGAGCACCATTCGTGCAATGTATTAGTATATTGACAGCACCCTCCTTCATATATTGATAAGGAAGGCAGGGCATTCCTCCGAGTGGACCTCCCCAGAAATCATTGCATACCATAACACCGGCAGAGATACCAGGATGATTAGGAAGTTGAATAGCATCGGTAGTTGGTGCAGGTTTACATCCTAACTGTATATCGTAAGGTATAATTTGGCTTTTTGGTTGATGATTTACAATCTTTCCTTGGTTGTTAATAATTAAACAATCGTTATACAAGTCTTCCCCTTTTGCCATTGTACCTAGGAATAAACCTGTTTGTGTTTCTCTCGATGCATTTAGCACAATCTCTAATGCTTCATCGCATGACTCATTCGCACAATTTTCTCCATAACCGCTCAGAGCACATTCTGGGGTGATTGCATAATCACACTCAGGATTATCATAAAGAGATCTAGAAATATGGTTGGCATTTCTAACACTGTTAGAAGTACAGTCCATCTGTATACCCAAGAATTTTAAATTATTAATCATACTATATATAGTAGCACAACTAACAATTTATGCCAATAATTGATTAGTCTAGATTTTTCTCAGCAGCTGATGCGGCAATATTATCTACTTTGTCTTGGCTGGTTTCGCGATCTTTTCCAGGTTCATCAGCTTCTGGTGCACCTGGTACTTTTAATGTTACGCCATCGCCACTATAGTCGTGTACAATAGGTTCAAACATTGCTCGGTTGCTTTGATAGATTTTATCGAACACTTCATAGTCTATACTGAAGTCCGGATATAGTTTGTCAATTGCATTCCAGTTAAACTCAGCTGGAGAATTTTTACTGGACGCTCTGCCTCTGAGATTTTTGAGTAGTGCATAAAGTTTAAGCACAAACCTGTCGTCGTCATTGGTGAACTCACGAAATCTCATTATGATTGTGCCAATTGCTTGCGTAGATCTCGCAATTTCTCTTGATTTCGCTGTAACTCAGACTGCGTTAATTGAATTTCCTGGCGAAGAGCTTCTTTTTGATCTCGTTGTTGTTTCGCGGCTAGTGCTCGAGCTGCAGGATCTGTAGCAGTAGTTGGTTGCTGTTGGCCTTGTTGCGACATTCCGGGAGGCTGAGGAGGTATCTCCTCATTCACTACATTGTCGACAACTTGTAATTGGTTAAGTTTCATTAGCCTGCCAAAATTTTCATTAAGTTGCTGCCACGATCAATGCTTTCACGCTTGGCACGACCAGCGGCTTCAATACCACCTGCGGCTGGCTCAGCGGCTGCAAACTCATCTTCTGGCTCGTCAATGTCGATGTTCATTGTGTCTGGTTCAACATCCATGTCAATGTCAGCATCGGCTTCGTCGTCAACATCACCTAGCATGTCAACCCCACTTTCTTCACCTGTTAGTACGCGAAGACTTGTGGCCATTGTGTCTCTTGTATCTTTTAAATGATCAAGAGCATCTTGAATTGCAGGAGCTGTGCTGGTTACAAACTGCTTGGCCTTTTCACTGCCCATTTGATCACGGATGCTATCACCTAGCGATAACAGGGTATCATTTTCCATGCCACTTAGTTCTTCGATCCAACGGCCTACTTTGTCAACCATGGTCTTGGCAGTTACGATTGCACTGGCTTCATCTACTTCACTTTCATTAATTGTTGTTTCTTCTTTCATTTCACTCTCGATTACATCTTCTACAGATTCTTCTCTTTCTAAAATTTCAGCATTAATAGCGTCCAGCATCCACTGTGCTTCTAAAAATGCTTCATTTTCTAAATTCTCATTGAACGCACTGTTGCTTCGAACTTGATGTACTTGTGTTCTTAGCTTGTTGCGAGCATCTTCTAATTGTTCATTAGAAAATGTTTCTAATTTTAATTTCTTACCAAAAGTCTTCTCGAGACTTTCGTTGATCTTTGCCGAAGTTGTTTTATAAAGGTCTGTAGTTTTCATAGTCCTGTCCCAGTATGATATTGTATTTATTCAGAAACTTGCTAATCGTTCTGCTTTTTCTCTAGCGTATTTAGATTTAGTCTTGCATTCGCAATAGCGTGTCCATAACACTTCTGCTTTGAAACTGTCTTGATGTTTTAAGGCTGAGTGATACCCTGATAGATAAACTGTGCTGTCGATATAAAGCTTGTTATAGTCTCGATCTGCTTGATATATTTCCTGCATTTTGTAGTTGCTGGTATTCCATGCTATTAGATTGGCCAATCGTATTGCAACACGATTGAGACAGATATTTTCAAATATCAAATCGTCGTGTTTGTAAATATTTTTATAGGATCCGTGACAGGTAATCAAAGCCGACCCAACTAGAATACCTTTATCAGTTTTTACAGGCAGTATTGTTCCTTGATCGAGAAATCGGCGTTGAGTTGAAACAACTATCTGTTCAAAGCGTTTAGAAACATCACTCATAAAAAAAGACCCTTACGGCCTTATTTACATTTAATGGGCTTACTGTTAGCCCATCTTGAGAAGAATAGTTACTACAATTGATAGTACACCTGCTACTACAGTGCCTGCTGTACCGATGATTACTTTGCTTAGGCTTTTTTGTCCGTTGATGATATCGTCGTGGATGTCGTCAACTTTGGTTTCGAGGGTGGTTAGACGATTATCTAATTGCTCGTAGCGAAGGGCACATAAATCAACATGTGCTTCTAGACTTTCTTTTTCTAATGATGTAGGCTGTTTAGTCGCCATCTTATCTCCGTGTATCTCGCTCCGAGATATAATAAAGTAAACTCTGGGTTGGCCTTTACGGTGTTATTTAAGATGCCTTGTATGCCTATATGCTTTTATTTATCTTCTTGCTTTAAATTCTGATTGATTTCGCGAAGTTCGTCACCAATTTGTTTTAGATTGTTAGCAGTATTTAGCAGAAGATTGCTCAACCTTGCCAGTTTGAAGATAGCCCACCACCACCAATATACTGCAACAGTGAAAAACAATATTCCTCCAACCACAACTGCTCTGTGAAATCCATCACTCCAGCCGATCAAATCGACAAAGAAGATACCGGCCAGTGCCGCTAACGGCAGTGTCCAAGCGGCGTATGCCCACCAACGCACTTGTTGTGTAGTTGCACAATAGAACTGCTTGTATTTTAAGTATTCTGTTATCTTCATACTATTATTTAAACAAAACTCAGATTAAAGATTAGTATGTATATATTCGACCCAAGTGTTTGTGCTACCGTTTACGGTTCTCACAACAGGTGGATATATTGCTCGCGGGTTAGTAAGATTGCCTATGATAGGAATGCCGTCTAGATCTTCCTTCAACAATCCAACAGGATCGTCACCGTGTCTAAACACATCTTCCTGTTCCGAATAAAATTCCCACGTCCAAGTATTATCTTCTTTGATAGGATCTTGATCCCAAGTGATATTTGATCTTAGACCTATGCCTTGTAGAAACGCATTGAAGTTGCTTTGTTGACCCGAGGCAATTTCATCAGAGGTTGCTCTGTCAACATTTGATCTTGTGATATCAATGTGAGTGCGAATCTTGTACCTAAACATAATATGCTACTATTTACACTCATAAAAAAAGGGCAGTAAAAAACTGCCCTTTTCTGCGTTACAGGTGTAACGTTTACTTGATGCCTGGAATAGTAGTTACTGCTGTGATATCAACGTTAGCGAAGTATTCTTCAGCAACTGTGCTTGGAGTACCTGTACCTTGTACTACTACAGTAATTGCCGAATCGCCTACTGCACCTACTACTGCTACAACTGTAAATGCATCTGAAACACCTGATGTAACAAGACCCTCACCGTGCTGAATTCCGGTTAAGAAACCGTCAAGTTCTGCTTGTGTGAAGTTACTATCGTCATTACAATCAACAGTACAAATGTGAGTGCTACCAGCAATACCTTGTCCTGCTGTTGCTTTTTTGTTTGCATCTAGATAAGATGCATCAACACCTGTTCCTGAGTTGTCATATGTTTGATGAAATGTGCTTAAATCTGCCATGATAATCTCCTTTAATCTCAATCATATACTCACGCTCCGTGAGTGGCTATTACAAGTATTTAGCCGATTATAATAAAATCAAGGTGATAGCAGTGTTTTTGATTAGTTTAGTGTGAATCTTTTACGAGGAACCAGTTTGACTTTTTCGCTATGTATAACATAACCTTCTCCGCCTTTCTCTGATCCTATGTTTGCCATAACATCGCCTTCTGCGGCATCTAGTTCGCGAATAACTTCATCTTTGGCTGACATTATCTGTCTTACCAAACTAATGATATCATCTGTTATATCTTCAACAATGTTATCATTCTTAACCACAAATTCTTGTGCTAGATCAAGAACTCGCTGTCTTTTTGGATCAGTAAGTTTGGCTTCAGCTGCTTCGAGATAATTTAAAAAAGTTTGCTTGCTTAAATCATCCAGTCTACGCTGTTTGCCCATGTAATTTACATAACGATAAAATATTTCTTGTATGTTAGCCAAGCCCTTTCTAGGAGCAAAAAACTCTTTTATTCGAGACTGCACACTGTTTGCTTTTTGAGCTAAACTATCTATGTTATCTAAATCAACTTCTGGCTTGTGATCGACATAGGTTTGCCCCAGCACAGCAACATCTCCTTGGAAGATATCTTGTCCGTCGAATGGTTTGC